AAATATTCGGGGTCGGTCGCAATTCTCCCCATGAAAGTAATACTGTTCACACAATGTCCTCCTTAAATATATGGTAAATCCATTTTCTGCCGTTGTATTCGGCAGTGCCGAAGCTTGCTTCGCCGTTCCGGAGCTTGTAAGCTACGTCTAAGGCGGTCGTGCCTAAGAGCTTAGCCGCCTCGGCGCATGTTATCTTCGTTTTTTGCCCTCTTAAGCTCATTATGAGCTTTTCTTCTTCTTTTGAAAGTATCATTTTTCTTCCCCCTTGCGAGTGGGTTTGTTTTGTTTGCTTAGCTTGCCTTATCAAGCTCTTTCTGTGTTCTTAATCCGAGCATAAAACCGTAAACGATTTTCTTTTCATCGTCTGTCAAGCTTAACACCGTTACAGCAAATTTCTTTAAAACGTCCATGTTTTCACCCCTCTCTTGTTTGATTTACAAACATCGTACTACAAAATTTAAACTTTGTCAAGCATTTTATGTTTATTTTTTAAACTTTTCTATTGACTTTTTTTTGTTACTTTAATATAATTGCAATATAGGAGGCGAAAACAATGAATACAGGCGAAAGAATAAAAACATTAAGAAAAGAGTTAGAATTAACTCTTGAAAAATTTGGTGAAAAAATAGGGCTTAAAAAGTCCGCACTTTCCCTTATTGAAAATGGAAAAAGCAATTTAACGGCACAAACAGCCACTTCTATTTGTCGTGAATTTAATGTGAATGAAGAGTGGTTGAGAAACGGCGTGGGAGAAATGTTTAATACCTCTTCCGGGAACCAAGCTCTTGATGAGCTTAAGAAAGAGTTCAATCTTGATGATTTTTCGGTAAAGTTGATAAAGGCATTTTCGGAGCTTACCGATGAACAAAGAGCTTCGGTAAAAGATTTTATTGAAAATTTGGGTGATCTTACGGGAGAGAATGAAAAAACGGTAGAAGAGCTTGAAACGGAATATAAAAAAGCCTTAGGTTTTGCGCCGAGCACAAGCTCATCTGCTTCGAGTACCACAGGCGAAAAAGAAGCTTGAAATAAAAAAATCCCTCCGGGGGTAGTTTTGAACCCGGAGGGACGGAGGACTTCCTAACGGTGGGAAGTTATGATGTTCTTCTTAATTATGCTAAAGGAAAGCGGGAAGTCTTAGCCTCGAAGAACACTATACTTAATACTTAAGTATATACTTAAGTATATCACTTTTCCCCTGAAAAGTCAATTCCTTGCGAGTGGGTGATTTTTAAGGAGGAAATAGAAATGAAAAATCCTAACGGTTACGGCACTGTGGTTAAGCTCCACGGCAACAGGCGAAGACCTTACGCTACAAAGATAACTTTTGTAACACTTGATACAATAACAAATACCTATGTACGAAAAAGCAAATACTTAGGCTACTACGAAACGCACGAGGAAGCTCTTACGGCTTTGGCAAAACATAACATCGGAAATATCCCTGAGAGTATAGTCGATCTCACGTTCAAGGAAGTGTGGGATATATGGGCTAAGAGGAATTTGGAAAAGGGTTCAAGCTCTCGGGCAAGCGCATATACCACTGCAATAAAAAAGTGGGCACCAATATACAACAGGCGCATGACCGACATTAAGCTCATCCACTTGCAGGATATTATAGACGAATACGAAGGGCAGAGCAAGAGTGCACTTAATAACATGAAACTTGTTGCAAATTTTGTGTTCGAATGGTCGATAAAAAATGACTTGATCACAAAAAATTATGTTGAATTTCTTGACTTGAACCCGAAAGATGTTACAAACCATGTGCCGCTTTCTCATGAAGAGTTTAACAGGGCGGTGAATTTGCCATTGTCCGAAACAAGCGCTCTGATAAACATTTACTTAAGGTGTGGTTGCCGTCCCTCGGAGCTTCTTACGCTGCCGTTGGAAGATGTACATCTTAATGAACGATATTTTGAGCTCAAAAGAGCCAAAACAAAAGCAGGCGTGCGCATCGTTCCTATTGCAGAAAAGGCGGTCCCGAGCTTTGAATATCTTACAAGAAATGCCTCAAAATTTCTTGCAAACATAGATTATCAAGATTACCGCCAACAATTTAACAGCCTTGTCCCCGGACATGTTCCCCACGATACCAGAGCAACCTTTATAAGCTTCATGCAAGAAAAGGAAGTTCCGTTACCAATAATTCAAAAAATAGTCGGGCACGTTTCGGGAAACATTACCACCGATGTTTACACTAAAATTTCACTTGAACCAATGCTGAAAGCGGTCAATAATTTGTAACTAATTTGTAACTAACGACCTAAAAAGCAAAAAATAAAAACCCCCACAACCCCGTATTTTTCGGGGTTTCAAAATGGGGGCAAAATAATACATTTTTATAATTTCAAATTGATAAAATTACGATTTAAAGCCTGCTTGCGAGGATTGTTGTAAATAATTTGCAACTAATAAGGGCACGATTGTATATATTTCGTGCCTATTTTTATTTTTATTATACCAAATATCTCTTCCCTTGTTCAAGAAAAATTTTTTTACATAAATTTAAATTTAGTATTGACTTTATGTAAACTCTATGATATAATGTAATTACAGTAAAAGAAAGCAAAAACATAAAAAACAGGAGGACTAATTATGAAACTTGAAGATTTAAAATTTAAAGATGGGGTGTGGATTACAGTAAATATCCTCCCCGACCAAGGTGACCCAGCATATAAGAATTTTTTTGAAAAGATTCTTAAAGAAAGCAAGGACACGGCAGAATTTACAGAAAAATTTCTTGCCAATGCGGATTACAAAAACAGCTATGGATATAAAGCACTTTTGGAAAGTGAAAAGCCCGAAGAGGAGGAAAAATTATGAAAAGAATGAAAGGTGAATGTGTGTACACCTATGATGAGTTGAAAGAATATTGTGCAACTCATAAAGGTGGCATATCAAGGAGATTTGCAAGATTATCTCCCGATGCGACAGAAGAACAATTATATGACTTCTGTCGCTTCTTCCATCACATTCTATATGTAGAGCTTGATTGGGAAGCTCTACAAAGAAAGTGTAAGGAACTTGAAAGAGAAATCTGGCGATGGAAAGGCATAAGGGGCGACATCGGCGAGTGTTCACTTGCCGACTGGGGATATGACGGCAGCGGTGATGAGGCCGAAAAACAAAAGTGTAATGATGAAATTGCACGGCTTGAAAAAGAGCTTGCCGAAACCCAAGTGGCATATGAAGAAGCCCTTAGAAACTGGCGTATGAGCGATGATAAGGAGGAGTTTTAAATGAAAAACTACAATGCTTTTACAGCCAAAGAGAAAATTGTCCTTAAAGGCGATTCGGAAGTCTTTAAGAATTGGCAGAAACTTGCAAGTTGGCAAGGTTACAAGCTGACAGCCGAAGAGTTTTTAGAAAATCTAAAGTGGGTATGCGAAGACCCATTTGATGAAGTGGGAAGACTTACGAGAGAAATAGGCTTGACAAAAAGCGGAATAGTTAAGCTAAAAAGGATTCATTCCAATGGGCTGTGTATATTTTGCAAAATTACAGAAATAGCAAACGGGTTGCATAAAAATTGGTTTGGGGACACATTTAAAACACCCTGCGATAATCCTAATTTTGCGGATAAAGACGGAATGTATTCGACACAATTAAAAATCGGTTTATCGGCAAGAGATAGAGTATAAAAATTTATTATATAAGCAAAGGGCGGCAAACAGCCGTCCAAGAAAGGAGAAATAAAAATGAAAAAAATTATCAATGGTCGCCTCTACGACACAGAGACAGCAAAAGAATTAGGAAGCGACAGTTATAGTAACCGTAGAGACTTCCATTACTGGGAGGAAACTCTCTACCAAAAAAGAACGGGAGAATTTTTCGTGTATGGTGAAGGAGGGGCTGCTTCAAAATATGCTGAATCTGTTGGATTAAATGAGTGGTCAAGCGGCGAGCGTATAATGCCGCTCAGCTACGCAGAAGCCCGGGAATGGGCGGAAGAACACCTTGACGGAGATGAATATATAGAAATCTTCGGCGAACCCGAAGAGGACGATACCAAGCAAAAAATAACGTTATCGCTCTCGGTGGCGGCAATTGCCAAAGCTAAACAGGAAGCGGCAAAAGCAGAGATAACGCTCTCCGCCTACATAGAAAATCTAATATAAAAATATAGCAAAGGGCGTGAATTCGCGCCCTTTATTTTACATACATAACCATTTCTTTAACCTCGTTCGCACCTGTTTTCTTGAAAAATCTCATTTTGTAAACAGTGCCGTTTTTCTTACGGAACCATGTTGCTTTCCTTCCGGTGTTTCGTGTCCGTAAGTAATGAACACTTCCTGCCCAGTGCCAAGGATCCACCGGCAAAGTGTTATATAAATCATATCCTTGGTAATTATCGATTACCAGTAGGCCACGGGGACCCGAATTGTAAAATGCGTTGTAGCTTGATCCACAATAAAAGCGATACGGAACATAAGCATACTCAAGATTGCTCATATTTGCAAAAGCAGTTAAGCTCCCTGCACCGAGCCAACCGGGATCTATAATCAATCTCTTTATATATGTGTTGTAGTAAAAAGGTCCTTCCGCAACGGCTCCCGTTTCGGGGTCGTAATATTCGCCAATGGAATGCAATACATTCGGTGCCGGTAAATTTACCACATTTGCTTTAAGATTGTAAAAACAAGACGGTCCCAGATATGTAGCATTTGGATTTAATGTAAAGCTTGCCAAAGTGTCCGAATCGTCATAAGTTGGTAAACATCTTTTTCCAAAGTAGAGCACTTGTTCAAAGTCTATAATATCACTTCCGGAGGGAAACGATGTATTTAAACCATAATTGCCTATTTTGGTAATAGTTTGTGCATTGTGGAGCTTAACAACCGCAGGCGTGAACCCTTGTCTCCCTGTTGCCTCATAAAAAGCATGGTCAGGTATCTCCGTAAGGTTGAGCTTGATACTAAGCTCATAAGTATCACCTTGAATACAATGAACCCATGCAAAAGCATACTTACCTAAGCTCGAAATGCCGGCTCCAGAAAGAGCTTGAGTTATACCTCTTGCCCATCTGCCTGCAAAAGCATACTCTCCCACACTTGTAAGAGATGAAGGGAGATTAATATCGTAAAGAGGCACCGTGGGGTTGCTTCCTGTTTCCGAATAGCAAAAAGCATAATCACCTATTGTCGTAAAGTTTTCGGGTATTGTTATAATATACGGAGTAGCATCGTAAAAACCTATTGCGGATAAATCGCTGTATGAATTGTTTATAGGTTCCCCTTTAAAAGCATTGTCGCATATAGTGGTACCGGCAGAAAGAAAATATAAATTATCTACCGGTACGTTTAAGCTCTTCCACGGTGTTGATGTAACGCTGCCGTCAATAAGAAGTGCCGATCTGTAGGGTGTAGTTACTCCCGTTGTGGTATTGATTCTATAATTTATCCAAAATTCGTAAGTTCCTCCGCAATCTCCGGAGTCTGCAAGTCGCCACTCGTAAACAATAGCCATTTATGTCACCGCCTCCAAAATATAACCCACGTCACCCGTGGCATAGTCGGAGCTGTACATATCCGCCACCGCTGTTATTTCTTTTGCAAATATCCCCTCAAACTCCATTTCGGTATAATTTGTATCAAATGTTGGAATTTTAACAGGGAACTCGGTTGTTTGCTGTCCCGTGTCGGCATACTCAAAATTGGAGGAAGTAAAGTACAAGGGCGAGCCATTAACAGTAACATTTTGCGTATTTGCCGATGTGTAGTAATAGTAAGTGTTGCCCTGCTGATCCGTGTCGCTTGAAGGTTGCGTGAATGTTACTCTTCTTTTTACCATAACATTGCCCTCGCTTGAGAATATGACGGCCGTCATACTCGAAGGTAAAGAACCGCTCACAAATAGCCATCGGTCAAGGGTGCTGTTATACTTTAACGCCCATGCTTTAAGCTCTGTGAACATTTCTAATCCTTCCAAAGGCATTCCGCCACCACCGCCACCGGCGACTTTCTTTATAGCTTCGTTTGTTTCCGTGCCATCCTCAAGAATTGTTTTTGCCATAAAGCCGTCCGAAGTCTTGTTGATTGGTTTGTTTATTTCGTAAGATGATGTTTTTGCCGTCCTTGCAGCATAAGTTCTTGTGTAGGCTCCATCATATTTTGTTGTGATAGAAAAAACTACGCTCTGTTGTTGGCCGCCGTCTTGATCCACTATCAAAACACAGTCGCCCGGCTTTACCGATACATTTCCGGGGCAAGTTGCCTCAAAACCGATATAATTCAATCCGTTAAGATACTCCCATATTTTGGTATAATTGTAAGTTTCTTGTTCCCCGGAAGGTATTTGCAAATACTTCAAGAGCTCATTGTCTACATCCACAATTAAATTGTATTGTCCGGAGCTTGGTGTGGAACTTGAATAAAAAACATCGTTTATGTTTATGGCATTTACTTTTGATGTACACATTGCCGTGCTGAAACGATATGTGATAGATGGAGTTATGGTGTATGTGGCTTGGTACGAATCGGGCAACTTTGTCATGCTTATAGTTGTTGCCGATCCTGTCGGATCTATATAGGCATTTGCACAACCCAAGCCTGCAATCATACCCACAAGCTCTCTGCCTGTGGGCTTATGTGCTAATGTGTCCACAAAATCACCGAATTTAAACATGTCAAAATCGGAAGAGGTAACAAAGTTCGGAAGAACCACGCTTACCCCGTATTTGTCATCGATTAGATCTCTAAAGTCGTTAACGGAAAACGCTGTTTCTTGTCTTAAGCTCTCTATCTCCGTGTCGGTAAGTTCCAAAGGGTTACCCAGTACGGTAATCATTGCATCGGCACCCTTTACTGTGGTTAGTATGCCGTCTTTTTCAAGCTCCGTAACACTGCCTTTCGCTATTGTCGTTGTAACGCTTGTATCGGTATTGGTAAGATTTACTACAATGCTATCACCAACAACAATATTGTTTACATTATTAGCTAACCCGTCATAATTGATATTATAGAGCTGCAACGTATATGTTGAAGCTCCTGTGTTACCGATAGATATCGAAGTGTCGTTTATAAGAGCATCGTTTATTTCCAACGACTTAAGGTTGCCATCATCAAAGGTGTAAGTGCCTATGGTTATGCTTATAGTATATGACATAAAATCACCTCTCCGTAAGCTCAAACGACAAGCCGTTCCAAAGTCCCGTAACAGCTCCTGTTTTGGATATACCTTTCAACCCGATGTAGGGAACCGTTCTATCCGAGACGTAAGCGGTTATTGTTTCCGGCAAACCCGTTGAGCTTGTAACGGGATCGAGATATTTCACACCAACATATACGCCACTCATCAATGGGGTGAGCACGATATTTGATTCTTCGGGAGACAAAGGGCGAAAGGTTAAAGAAATTCGCCTTTTGGTTGTTATTTTGTTTTTGATGTATGCTCCGTTTGTGGTCCTGCCCGATTGGGATTCTATGTCCATTATATCAACCTTAAAACTATCGAGATACTCTGTTATGTTTACATAGGTGCCTACCGTACCGTTTACTATTGGTGCCACAAAGCAAACCTCGTTAATGTATGTACTTGTATCCATATTACACCTCCAAAACAACTCTGCCGGCTTTTCGCTGGAGCTCGTTTATACTGTCTACAACCAAGCGGCCGAAGCTCTGACCGCCGATATTAAGCTCTATGGTTATAGGTTTGTCAAAAGAGCTTGAAGCGGTGGAAGTCTGAGCTGTGGTTGTTCCCACTGCCGCAGGCGAACCGCTCAACACTCCGTTAAGCTCTCCATTAAAGCCTTGTTTGATATCATCATTCAGCCCTCCGACACTTGCCATTACTGAATCGGCAGAGCCGGCAATACCCTCGGCAAGGCCTTCACCCATAAAGTTACCCATTTCTGCCATAACAGCAGAAGGGGAATGTATTCCCCAAGCTTCACGGAAAATATCAATTACAGACTGTCCAAAGCTCTTTATTTTTTCTACTATCCAGTCTTTTGCGTTACTAATGCCGTTCCAGATACCTTGCACTATCATTGTGCCGGCTTCTTTGAATCGGTCGATTACCGCATTAATCGCTACTATTGCTCCTTTGCCTAAAGAGTACATTATACTGCCCAGACACTCAAGCAGTTTCGGAATGCCATAGATCAGGCCTTCCCCGAGCTTTAGTATAATAAGTCCTGCTGCATCAAACAATTTGGCTAATGTGTTGGGATCGCTGAGAGCATTTTCTATATTTTCGATAATCATCGGTATTTTTTCAATCAATATCGGCAAAGCTTCGGCGATCCCGAGGGCAAGTCCCGTAATTATAGAAATTGCAGCATCTAATAAAAGCGATAAATTTTTACTGTCTGTCAGCACATCAACTACGGCAAGCAATACATTGACAATTTGAGGAATAAGTGTTGGTAATGATTCCCCTATACCGTTTGCAATGGTAAACAGTATTTGCAATCCGGTTTGTGCCAATATAGGCAATAAAGTAAGTATCATTTGTCCGATCTGTCCAATGCCCTCGGTAAGAGCCGGCAAAATCGCTGTTATGATTGTAGGCAAATTAGTCCCGATGGCTGTTATTATCGATGTGGCCGCCGAAATCGCCGCCGGAAGTATGGCAATAAGCAAACCGGGGATTGTTTCTGATAACATAGGGCTGAGCTTTGTGATAAGCTGCGGAAGAGCTTTTCCTATTGCTCCGATTATTCTTTGCAAGGCAGGGAAAATATTGTCACTGACAGCTCCCACAGACTGTATTAAATTTTCTACCAACCCGTCAAGAGGAGCATCTTCACGGCCGAAGCCCGTGACAAGGTTTTCCCATGAAGCTTTTAACATACTGAGAGAGCCGGAAATGGTTGTAGCACCTTCCTCTTGCGTGGCGTTGGCTATCCCCATTTTATCTTGTATTACGCCTATTGCCGTGGCTATGTCCGCAAAAGAGGAAATATCATAATCCACTCCGCTTATTGCCGTGGCATCTTGTAGGAGCCTTTCCATCTCTTCTTTGGTGCCGCCGTAGCCGAGCTTAAGGTTGTCAAGCATGGTAAAATTTTGTTTAGCAAAGCCTTGGTAAGCGTTTTGAATACTTTCCATTGAGGTGCCCATCTTGTTGGCATTGTCTGCCATGTCAATTATAGCTCTGTTGGCTACATCTGCCGCTTTGTCGGTGTCACCGCCTAAGGATTGAATCAGAGAAGCAGAAAAAGATGTAACGGTTTCCATGTATTCGTTACTTGACATTCCTGCCTTTTCGAACGCTCCTGCAGCGTTGTTAAGTACCTTTTGTTGCGCATCTCCGAAAAGGGTTTGTACACCGCCTTCCAACTGCTCGTAGTTTGCATAAGCATCAAGGGCTTGTTTTCCTAAAGCTCCCACGGCGGCACTTGCTGCTCCGAGGCCTGCCGCCGCTGCCGAGCTTATCCCTGTCGCAATCAAGCCCAGTCCCTTTAAAGCATTGCCAAATGCAGAGGAAAAGCTTTTCCCGGAAGCCGCTCCGTTTTCGCTAAACGCCTTTTCGAGATTTTCCTTCAAGCCCTTTGTTGTCGGCATAATTTGCACATAAGCTTGAGCAATAGCGTTATTCTCGTTTGCCATACAGTTGCACCTCCAATTCTTCTATATTGTATGTTCCATATTCTTTTTCTTTGGTTAATATTTCGTACACGCTTTCGGGCTTATTTCGTCCCTTTTGTCCGTCTTTCGTTTTCGCCCACACAAGCCAGCTCAAACGATCCACTATCAAGCTTAGCAATGTTTGTTCTAAGGTCAATTTTTGAGATGTAATTGCTTTCATGCATCTGCTTTCCAACGGTAGCCCACATGCAAGGGTTGCTATTAAAACAACGTTGTAATCCGTATAATTGTAAATATTATAATATTGAGCTAAATCGCAGATTAAATCATCCTCGTTGGTTGCGATCATACCACCGAGGGTCATTATTTTTTTGCTTTGTCATTATTTCCAAGTTGTGAGATAATATCCGTTATTTCCTCGGAAACCTTTCCGGTGTCCGCTATTCCGTCTATGGTACAATGTGCTATAAGTTCCGTATCGTCTCCCACAATCAATTCCACCAAATCAAAGAGAGCGGAAGCGCTGATCAAAGGGTCTTTTGACTTAGTTTTTGCTATTGCCTTTACAAATCTGTAATCGTTTAATATCTTTTCGTTAACATCGCATTGGAATCCTGTTTTTGTTTTTACTTTCATATTTTCCTCCTATAAAAAACTATAAAAAAACACCCTCCCTCAAGCGAGGAAGGGTAAAATTTGTTGAATCAGTCTGCTATATACTCGTAGTGTGTCGTGCCGGTTGTGTCGGGTAAGCATGTGATTGTGACATCATACTTGATGATATCGTTGTCCACATAGGTAATGTCGCCCACTTCGGTTACTACGCCGTTGGGAACCACAATTCTTTTAAGTGTCCCCTCTCGGAGTACCATGTCAAACACATAGGCGTGAGCTTCAAGAGCCGCCTGTGTTGCCTGTACGGTTATGTCTGTAGTTCCCGTTACCTTGGTATCACCATAAACAACTTTTAAAGCATCGGCGTTCTTCGATTCGATCAAGCTAAACGCAAAAGTATCGTCTCTGGTCTGTTGTTTTACCAGTACCACATCGCCGCCCCATGCGTGTACTACCTCAGTGTCGGGACTGTTTGAATTTGTCAAACCGTCTTCCGACACATAACCGAGTGCTGTAAACCCTGTAAGCGCATCGCTTGCACTTGTCGGCATCGTTGCGGTGGTGGGTGCTATATGTATGGCTCCGCTTGCTTTCGCTTTGCCTGTACTTACGTTCTCAACTGTATTTGCCATTTTATCACTCCTTTCAGTAGTGTACGATATCGTACACGGATTGATATCTGTATTCTTTTGTTTCCGGGTCTGTGAAATTGGTAGAGCTGTTGAGCTTGATTGAAGATATATTGTAATGCTCAGCGTTTAAAAGAGTATTTTTAACACTTTCATCAAGCTCGGCAGCATCAAGAAGGCTGTCAGCATAGCTCTGTACGGCAAATCTCGAACGGCACAAAATCCCGTGTTCCTCGCAACTTTGTCCAATCCGCTCTAAAAGTACCCATTGCTTTGGGGCTTTTGGAGGTCTCTCCATAAAGCATCTATAATCCGACAAAATGGACAATAAATCTTTTTCAATCATTTATTGCTCACCGCCTTTAATAATGTGTTGTGCCTGTAGTTGTCTCGCTTTGCCTCGTTGGTAGCAGGAAACACGCCCACATTGATTCTGTGTCTTCCCTCAAATATGTTTGTTTCGTATCCCGTGCCGGCTTTACTCGCAACTCCTTCGGCAACTTTTTCACAATATTCTTTTACTTCTTCACCTTTTAAAATCTCACTGCTCACATTGGCTTGTACAAGCTTAATTTTCGTTTTGCTCATATTCACCAATCCTCTCAATTTTTACCTTCTTGTTCCATTTCAAGGGTATGTTTTCTTCTATTCCTGCCGTGGGATAGCCTATCGTTCTATATGTTCCTTCAAACGGTGCCGGCAACGTTACCTTTGCGTTTACCCAGTTGTGGGTATCTCCCTTCGGTACTGCAAGCATATACGCCACCCGTTTGCCGAACAAATTATAGGTGTCTGTTATGTCCTGCGTGGAGGGTTCTCCCACCAACACATTTTCGACAGTGCTATCTGAGTAACTGATAACGGGGTGATTGAACTCGTCAACTGCACCTTCGGAAGGTTCGTGTAGGATTATAGATACTCCTTGTATATCCATTTCAGCTCTCCCCTCTCATGAGCTCCGCCATATCTATGCCGTAAAGTCGTTGACGAAGGAAACCAAGCTCTTTCAATTCGGCTTTTGTGATATACAAAGTTTGTAAGCGGCTTGAATAGTTTGTTGTAAGCGAGTAGCCCATAGCCGATTGTGTAAAACCCGTAACAGTAGAAGGTGCCGATGTATCGGTAGTAGCATCCACTGCTCTGTGTGCCGCATTTATACATACCGACTTTACAATAGTGAGGTAATCTTCATCCTCCACCGCCGTGGCAATGTCAAAATTGTATTTTTTGGCAAGTATGTTTATTTTCGATGAAGCCGTTTGAAGGTATCCCTCAATCATTTCCGCCTCGCTTGCTTGATACGAATAATAAACGGCGTAATCTTCTAATTCTGCATACATTACGGCACCTCCTTACTCACTTCTTTACCGCTCGTTTCTTTGGCGGCCTTTTTTTGCTTTCGGATACCGCCGTTTCGTTGGCGGTATCCTTTTCCTCCGTAACAGCTTCATAACCTTCCCAATTAAGAGGCATTTCACATGTTACAATTCTGCCGGTATTTTTTTGTTTGTATATAAACATCCAATCACGCCCTTATTGCGATACTATCTTTGCAAAAGCTCCGGCATTGAGCACAGCCCAACCGATATAAGCTTCCGCTCTGATGTAGATCTGATTGTATCGTTTAAGGTCTCCGTTGTTATCGGGATCACCGTAAGGGATTATTTCCATGGGGATCTCTTTTGCGAAACCCCACTTGAAATAATCAAAGTCACCGACAATGGCAAGGTCCTTATTATTTGTGCCGTAAGAAACGGTGTTGTTTACCTCTGCAGACATACCGTTAAGGACTTGATTGTCTTTAGTTGACCATGTTAATTCGGGGAACATCTTAGCTCCGTTGGAAGTGGTAATCTTGGCAAGAGCAGATCTGTAAGCCTTGCTCATAATAATTCCGTTTATGTCAAACTTATCTGAGGTATCAAAAAGTGCAAGAGCATCCTCAACATCCTCATCTTCACTGCCTGCTGTTGTTGTTATGGAGTTCACGGTCTGATCGATATAGTTGGTAATAATTGCAGCGGTTGTTCCTGTTCTGGGGTTGAAACCATGCATAGCCATGATATCTAAGCCTCTACCAACTTTCTTGGCGAAGCCGTCAGTAAATTTTGATAAAATTTCAATCTGCTGCTCTTGACTGGCGAACATAAATTCATCGGAAACTCTGAAACCGTACTCTACCTTTTTGGGAGATATAGTAACCGCTGTGATCGAAGGATCGCCGCTTGATTTTGCTCCATTTTCGTCAACAAGGTTTACTTCATCGTCCATGTTAAAAACGAAAACTTTGTTGCCAACGAATGAGACGGGAGATGCAGCAGCAAGTCGTGCAAGGGAAGAGTGTCCGCCCACTTTTCCAAATACTTCTTTTGTCAGAATTTCGGGGAAAAGAGCCCCTTGAGATAAATTAGCAGTAGCCATAACGCTACCTCCTTTCGTGTTTTACTTTGTTAACGCACTTAAAAGTTCCTGCAGGCCGTTGTTTTCGGGTTCCTGCGTGTTGTTTTGTGCGATAGGCTGTTGAGGTGACAGCAAGCTGCGGAGCTTTGCGGCAGATTGAGCAAGTTCCTCGTCTGTGTCGCCTTGCAGAAATTCAACGGCATTTGCCGGAAGGTTGTTTTCTGTTGCAATCTTCTGTTTAAGAGCATTTTTTGCATATTTTTCATTTTCTGTTTGTAATTTCTTGTACTTTTCGGCAAGGTCCTTGCTTTCCTGCTCGGTTTTTTGATATTTTCCCGTCAGTTCTGCAAGTTGCTTGCTTATGGTACTTATTTGATTTGTAGCTTCCTCGGATTTCTTCTTTTCACGGTTCAAGCGTTCTTGAATAATTTTATTCAGCTGTTCTTGTGAAGTGATTGGTTTAAAATCCGTGTTTTCCTCGTTTTTTAAAGGTTCGAGTGCCTTGTTATCAGCATTTTCAGCCATTTGTTTTTCCTCCTTTATACCTCTGAGTAAGAGTACATATAAAAAAAGAGCCAAAGGCTCTTTAATTATCTTCTAGCCATCTGATTGATACTGTTTCGGGAACGCTGTCGGTATTAAAATTGACATTTTCCCTTGAGTTATCAATGTTTATTTTTGTTAATGACGAATTATAACAAACTTGACCGCTTATCATGGTGCAAGTTGAGGGAATATTGAGTATTTCTACACCCGAACGGCTAAAGGGTGCATAGCCAACACTCTGAATGCCGCCCATAACAACATTTTTGAGATTTGTGCATCCGTCAAACATGTAATCATTCACCATTGTGACACCATCGGCAATGAAATTCACAATTTCGGTATTATTTGCAAGGCAACTTCTTCCAACCATTGTAACCGTGTCGGGGAACACGAGAGTTTCACCGTGATAGTGTAGTCTGCCGATAATATGGCAGCTTGAAGCAATGCTCACGCTTTTTAACAACGGGTAAGGTTTTGATGCATCGAAGCCTGTTATTCCGTTTTCGATAATAAGTTCCGTTACATCCGATACATCAATGTTGGTATCCATACCGGAGCTGAAATAACCCGTGCCGGATATTGTAAGCGTGGTTCCTTTTTTCTCCCATCGGAAATTTCCTGCCGTTCCTCTTGAAACAGGTACCGGAGAGAGCATGTCGACAATGTTGTAAGCTTTCCCGTCCTCTCCTATAAATCTGCCTGAATGGGGTTCCATTTCGTTAATGTTTGGCATTTTGTTCACTCCTTTCGGTTCGCTAATTAAAAAAGACAGCCCTTAGCTATCTTGGTTATACCTCTATTTTTCCACTCATCAAATCGGGTAACAGTGCATCTCTTAATTCTGCAAGATAAGTGTTTTCTTTTTCGTTTAAGTAATAAATATGTTGTTTCCACATATTTATTATCATAGCCAATATTGGAGAAAGACCGTTTTCTTTTTTGTTTTCAATTTTGAATTCAAGTTTATTTTTGCTTAAGCTTATATAATTTTCTTCTTTTATTTTTTCACCTGATATTTTTTCGTAAAAATCATTATTTGAATTAAGGGCAGATTCTTTTAACTCTATTGCTATATCGTATAACCCTAAATTTTTTGCCAGTGTTTCGTTTATGGTTAACTTTAGAGCGTTTTTATCATCAATAACGCTATTCAGATCTTTTACTATATCCCCATAAGTTCTATGAGGTGGCTCTTTATATTTAAATTCTATATATCGGGACGGTATCAGACTATATGCATTTGCCTTTATATCGCTTATTCCTACATTCTTAGAATAACCGTCTTTATCGCTTTTTTCTTTTATGGCTTTTATTGCTTCGTCTATAGTTTCGTCCGTTAAAATATTAAATCTCTTTTGGTAGGTTCTCTTTTCGTGTGAACTTCCTCCGAATTGTCCTCTTTGCTCTCTTATTTCTTCGGTGCCTTTTTCTCTCAAATCAACAAAGGTAACTTTTTGCGTTTTCTTATGTTTATCAAATAACATAATGCAAGTGCTTATATCGGTTGATACAAACATATTTCTCGGTAATAATATACAGCTTTCTATGTAGTTATTATCAACAAAATATTTTATGCACTTTTTATCTTCGACATTTTGTGAATCAAGAACGGTACAAGGAAGTATAAACGCAGCTTTGTCCGCTTCTCGCAAAGCAGTCAGCACAAAAACAAAATTTGCATTGCTTTTTGACGGTATCACATCTTGAAATCTTTCTTGAAGCATAGCAAACGGCGGTACATCCCATTTTAGATTATAAGGCGGATTGGAGACTAACACTCGCAAAATTTTCTCCCTTTCTTATGTTGTATATTACGGTTGTTTCATCGGCTATAATATCCTTTTGCTTAACTATAGCATTTACATTTCTAAGGCACAAATTGAAAAGCAAATAAGGAATAACATTCTCGTCTATTTCTTCGAGTTCAAATTCTTTGTCGGGGTGCTCATTCCATAGTTGAATTGTTAATGCTCCGCTGCCTGCGCACATATCAATGTAAGTGTCCGCTTCCCCCAAAAGCTTAGAAAGAAATTTTCCTAAACAAGCCGGGGTGTAATCCTGCTTTTTCTCTTTTCTATCTGCCATGTAATATTGATATATCATCTGCAAATAGTCTTTGCTTAAATCCCCATCAATTAAGTCATAAAAAGCACTTAATTTGTCCGCTTCGCATTTTATAAGCTCTTTTCCAAGTTCGCCAATATCTTTAATATCAAAGAGTTCTTTTGTCCTATCTGTTAATTCCTTTAATTCCATATTTTTTTTACATTTCTCTCTCTTTTGCAATAGCAATCCTTTCCTCTCTGCCGGAAGCATCAGAAGCAACGGAAAGCTTTTCCTGTGTCTTTGCATCCTTCATATAGTTGCTTATTCGTTGCCTTTTCCCTTTGCTCGGGTAAAAGTCTATTGTACAAACACAACCCTCGTGTCTTGCATATATTCCCTTTGCTTTTGCTTCCTCGGGCGTGTAGGTTCCTGCAAGGCTTGCGCACCAACTGCAACAATTAGGTTCCGTTCTTCTTACAACCTTTGCATTAAATCCTGCTTTTGCCTGTTTTTCGGCATTTACCTGTATAATATCGGTATTTACCGATTGCAAAAAGTTCTTGGAACCTGTTGAGAGTAAAGCAAGAGAGCCCACAGCAAGCAAACCCTTAAGCCGATTTTCGCTGTATCTTGTTTTTGCGGCTTTCATGTTTATGTCCGCTCGCTTGTTCAAGCTCTCTTGTGCTAAATAGGTATAATATTTTATTTCTTTTGCCGATGTTCTTTCAAGCTCTTTTATTTCCTTGTATTCTTCATCTGAAAGAGCAAAGTCTTCATCATCGTTTTTGTATTCCTGTATCAGTTTTCTTACAAGCTCCCCGATCAATTCGGCATAACGGTTACTGTCGCTATGGTTGGGGTTTTGCTTGTTTTTTAAGGCTTGTAATTCTTCACTCTTTTCATACTCTTCCCAAAACCTTTCAACAAGCATGTAATCACCTGCCTAAGAAAGTGTTTAAGCTCTCTTCCGTAAAGTATTCGGGAATCGCTTGATTTATCTTGTTGATTGCATCGCCCATTCCGCTCATGTCGCTCGGCGTTACTTCAAAAATAGGGCGCCATATTGCTTTGTAATCCGAAAACACATCTCTTGAGTATGCGTAATCATCTCTTAACGCTGCCGCCGTGTATGCTACATTAAGGAAAGACGATGTAAATGTGCGTTGTGCTTTGGTTGCCATGAGCCTTAAATTTTCATGTCCTGCCTTAATTGCCTCGGCACTCGAAGGGTTATCGGTAGAAAAGCCCAAATCGTCAAGTGTCAATCCACATTCCCCTGCAAACATGGAAGCTATACTTTTCAGTTGGTCGATATAGGGTGCCATTGTCTGCTGTTGAAACTGTCCTATCGCAGGCTTGTCGCCGTCTTCGTCTTTGGTTATCTGTAAGAATGTTGACATGTACATTCGGAATGTATCCTCGGTCGCATTATCTTCCGAGAGTCCCAACAAATACTTTTGAGGGTATGAATAAAACTCTCCCGAAACGTCAGCTCTGAGCATTGTTCTTTTTGCGGTGTCCTGTAGGTACATGCAGCTTCGACTTATTCTTGAATGCCCAAACGGTCTTTTGGCATCCGGCTTGTATATTATAGGGACTAACTGATTTGCTACGGTTTTATCTGTCCATTCTTTATTGTTTTCAATGTCAAAGTAAACTGTTTCCGTTGACGTGAAGTATGCTTCAAGTGCGGGAGCTCCTTTGGAGTCTCTTTTCAACACCGCATATCCTTCGTCAAGCAAATTGGTTATGGGGTTAATGTTGCCCGTGGCGTTTGAGCCGTCTATCACCTGTAGTGAAATGTTATCTCCTTGCTTTGAGATGTAAGCAAAGCAGCAAGCAGAGATCAGCGCCGATAAAATAGCGCTGTCGAAAAATATATCGGGGTTGTTGCGTTTAAAAATATCATTTACCGCAAAAACGTCTCCTTGCTCATCTTCCAAGCGTTCAAAGCTCAATCTATCGGCAAGGCTGTCCACCGCTTTCGTACACCAACCGCTTACAGCTTGAAACTGTATTTGTAAACTTGTCGGGACGGCGTTTATCGAATACCAACGGTCATCTTTCTGCTCGTAATAAGTATATCTTGTTTTAACCCTGTTTCGCTTTATAGCCAGTTTCTTTTTAAGCGTATCTATTGGCATTGTTTCACCCCTTTTCGGGCATCGCCCACTCGGTTCCGTACTTGTCTGTTATCTGCTTAAAGTCTTCGTAATCGTGGGGAACTATTTTTGAGTTTTCCCCCACATGCAGCAGTTCATGTTCCAGTAAAATTTCATACTGCTTTTGAGTAAAATGTTCGCAATTAGGTGTGTAAATCACTATATAGAAATTTGCATCAATGAAAGTTTTATCTATTTCCTTGACCTTTATACACTGCCCGAAAACTGTTTTTTTGCCGTTTCTTTTTGCTTTATCGCAAAGGAGATATTTAATTTTTATATCTTTCTCTTTTATCCACCTAAGCTCCGGCACCTCAGATATAACCTTTTCGGCAAGCCCTGTTATTTCCTTGCTTTCCGTGTACATCAATCAAACAATCCTTTCCTGTCAAGGGAAACATATACTCTCAGCGTGTCATAGGTAAGAGAAAGTCCTTTATCGTCACCCACGATGTAACCTTTTGCGACAAGCTTTTGAACCGTTTCTCTTCCCCATTCGGGAACCTCGTCAAGGTTGCTGTATTTCTTGGGAGCAAGAGCCTGTACGACTGTATCTATTTTCCTGTCAACCATAGCCATAAGCTCATCATTCTGTAATTTGTTGTATTTATATATCATATTGTTACAAATCTTTTCCACTTCTGCCGTTGTCATATCATCACCCCATTCATAACAAATGTTCACATCAACATCGCCGTCTATGCCTTTTACTCTGCCCTTGCTTGTGTATTGCCAAATGACCTCACCCTTGTTTGGCTTGTAGTCAGCCCACACCGTACCGTCATTGCCACCGTAGGCAGCAAGCCAGAGTGGATAACCATTCACCCCTCGTAAATAGCTGTAGTAATAGTTAAAACCTGTATAAATTCCAACTTCGTAGCCGTGAGCATTCATAATGTTGGTAAAGTCCTTTAAAACATCTTTTGCGTATCGTCCTAAATATTCTTCCTCAAGGTCAAGCCAAACAGGACCCGTAATTTTTCCCTCGCATCTTTCTATTTGACTTATGGCGTGATACGCTTCCGAAACTGCTTCCTGTGTGGTCTGTGCGTAAGAGTATATATACGCTCCTACCTTTAATCCTGCCTTGTAGGCATTTTGGACATTTCGCACAAAGGTATAATCGTTTTGGCTCTCAAAATTACAGCCGTAACCTAATTGGCAAATTACACCTGTAATCCCGTCTTTTTTTACGGCTTTAAAATCTATATCTCCGTTGTGCTTACTTACATCAATTATCTTTTCCATCTTGCTTCACCTCTGGAAGTCCTGCTAAACTCGTCAGCATCGATAAAATGCCCGAAAGCACGGCGGTAGAAAGTACGGTTTTCCAATCCACGGCAGACATAAGAGCAGTGGTACCTATCATCGCCACGGCGGTCTGTGCCATTGTTTTAATCGCCCTTATCAAAGCGGCTTCAAACCACCGCTCGAAATATACATTTAACTTATCCATTTTTTTCTAAGTCCTCAATTCTATGATTTGCAACCGATATCTTTTCGTTTATCAGCTCAACGTCTTGCTCTACCTTGTACATTCGGTCAATCAAATTGTTGTGTGCCTGTACCCTTTTTTCAAGCTGTTCTAACCGATACACGACAAGCTTGTTGTTGAGTACCAAGCCCACAAAAGCCCCGACGCCCGAACCTATTAGTCCGACAAGAGCGGATATGATAGCGGCGGTCATACGGTATCACCGCCCTCTTTTTCAAGCGTATCGGGTTCTGTTACGTCTATCGGCTTGTATATAACCTCTTCCGCATCAGGGTCTTTTACCCAAATTTCACTTTCAATCGGCTCTGCCTCGGTATCTTCTTCAACGGGCTCTTCCTCTACCTCGTCCGCTTCGTCAACGCTTTCAACCTCATCAACAGGCAATTTCTCGGCTTCTTCGCTCTCTCCGTCAGTTGATACAGCCGTACTCCTGCCAAGCGACAACGGACTAACGCTCAAAGCACTTGCCTGTGCGCTTGCCTCGTCAATCAGCTTTTGGATATAGCTTTGCAAATCAACCGTGTACTCAATCTCGCTCGTTCCGCTATCTGTCCAAATGTTGTTTTCGCCTTTAAGCAGCGTGATTATTTCGGGTGTGAGGGGGATTTCAATGGGTGTGGCGAGTTCGTAGACAACCTGTGCACCAATTGACGGAGTTGTCCCCTCAATATATACATCTCTATCGCTTATCCACACACTCGGCAAAGTTTCGCCGTTGTAACTTGCAATGTTTGCTTCCGTCACCCTCAACACACCATTTACCCAATCAACCTCTCCGCCGTATACTGTGTTGGTGTAGGGTTCATAGGTGGTTGCGGTGGTGCCGAGTTCGAGTTGGAATTTTATAGAAATGTTGTTTGTGTTATTTTTAAATCTCAAATATGCAACATCGTCCGTAAAATAAAATGTGCAGGAAGATATTCCTTTTGTCATTGGTTGGGCTTTCGAGGAGCCAGATACCAAAATGAATTGTGAAGCATCACCACTTCCTATATAGTTTTTGTTTTTATCGTATAGTCTAAAATTAACATAAGACTCCGAATTATCTCGGCTTAATGTGTACATTTCATTTAAATTTACGGGTATATAATTTTTTGTTCTGACCGTATAATTATTATTGACATTTGAACCATCAGAAGAACTAATATCACCAAATTCAAGCTCTCCATCAAACAAATTCTTCCCCAATACAGGGAATGTCACGGGGTGGGTTTCGCCTTGATAGGGCTCGTAGGTGGTTGCGGTGGCGCCGAGTTCGAGTTGTGCAGAACCGCTCAAATCGCCAGGCGATGTGCCATCATCGGAAGTCCAACGCCACATCAAATAGTAGGCATTTTCTGGTGCCGTAACTGTATAGGCATTAGTTAAATAGCTCAGTGGGTTCTGATTTCTGTCAAGCCATCTGTATCTCATCAACGTGGCTATCCCATTAACAGAAAAAGTATAAGATTTTCCTGGGATTACCGGAAAGGCCAGATTTCCAGGAAGATAATTGGATTTCCATTGACCATAATATTCGTTGGTTAACGCTGTCGTAACCCACGCGCCGTTCCATAAATTCTTCCCCGCACGCTTCAACTCCACACCCGTATGCCCGCTTATCGGTCTCACATTTTCAGGACTTGGGTCTCCGCTTCCTTCCTGTACAGGTTCAAGGGTCGTAACACAACTCACAGCATGGCAAGCCGCCGCATCTGTTATATGGATAGGATTGCCGTTTGCTGTCTCTGTTGGGATTGCATCAATAATAGCTTCGCCCATTTCAGACGGGAGATATGCTCCCTCGGTGCCGTTTAACACGTTTATAGCAGAGCCTATACTGTTTAAACTGCTTTCATTTACTAAACCTTTAGCCATTCGGGAACACCTCGCTTTCGTAGTCTGTGATAGCCGCAATAGCATCATCTACGTACTGTTTTGTAGCATAATTTTCAAATCTTTGGTTTATCCCATTTAGAAGATTGACAATGTTGTAAATTTGTCCGTCTTCTCCTATAAATCTGCCGGTGTGGGGTGTCATTTTATCTATATCAGCCATTTTTTATACCTCCTCAACAAATTATTTTCTGCTTTTTCTTTTCTCTGGCAACAGATGCCTGCCATGCTGCAAGCACAACGCTTTCCACCAAACTTATATCCACTCCCGTAATCAGTGAGTTGTAGCCGAAACCTCCGCCTTTCCCTATAGGCCTGTGTTCACAGTTGGTAATTGCTTTTGCAAGGGACGGTTGTCCGCAATGTGTGATTTGCTCTGCAAAAACTGCCTGTTCAAAAATAGAGTTTGCCGTTACCACTTCCGAGTATGTTACGTTAAAAAATCCCTTTATCTTGTTGTCCTTGCAAATCTCATCAAGTTGAGCTCCGATAGAGCCGTCACATGCTATCGCTTTTACTTTCGGATTTTTAAAATACGGCAAGAGCCAAGCTAAACCTTGTCTTTGTGGTCTGCAATCTATCACTTCACAAAAAACTTTTCCGTCTTTTGTTTTAGCAGCTATCGACAGTGATATATTGCCGGTATCCTTGCCGAGTTTTACACCTAAGTATCTTTCGCTCTCCAACGGCGGAACCGATTCAGCACGAAGCTTATCCCAATCTCTTTGCGTAAATACTCCCTTTACGTTGTAGTTAAGCCACAATCCGAGCCTTTGTTGATTAAAGTCGAGCTCGTTTTTTCCGAGTTCGTCTTCAACACTTCTTTCGGTAAGAAGATAACCTAAAGAGGGATTGGTCTCATACCATAAATCTTTGTTTTCCGTGTCTTCCTGTTCTGTTACTCCCCATTCATACCACATAGAATTTCTGTTTTTGCCTTCTATCACTCTTCTACGGTACGCTCCGAAAACGGTACCACGGCTTACCTGTGTGTCAGGTGTCCCGATCATTATCGTTTGCGGATTGTGGGAAGATGTAACGGTATACTTCAATGTGGTTTCTTGGTCGTCCGTGTACTCTTGTGCTTCGTCAATAACAAGCAAATCGTAACCACGGCCTAATCCGCCCGTTGCCGTTCTGGTACGAAAATTTATTTCGCCCTTAGTGCCGTTTATCTGTATTCTTTCGGCTCCTCGCTGTCGGGATAGTTTAAAATCGTCTTTTTCCTTAAAGCCAAGCTCCGTCAACAAATTGACCATATTTTCAAAAGAACCGTGAGCAGTATCTACCAAATGAGCAGTGTGCAATATACTTTCCTCAAGAGCTATCGCCCCATATAATTCTCTTGCAGTAACCGCTTCCGTTTTCCCGTTCCTTCGTGGGACCGATCCGCCGACTTTGGTATGCACCCACAACCCTTCGTCATTTATAGCAAGGTAATCGTATAAAATTCTTTCCTGCCACGGTAGAAGGCGCCTGCTTGTCTTGTTATAAAGGTTTACCGCTTCGCAACCTAAAGTCTTTTTATAGTCGAGTATTCTTTCAAGTGTCGGTTCTTGCCTGCCTTTCTTTGCTTCTGCCTCCATCCGATCACATCCGTATTTCTGCCAACAAATTATTTATTTTGCTTTTCGTACTTTCATTATCCTTTTCTCCCTCACGTCTTATCTTTCGCTTAATCGAAGATCTGATTCTGTTACGCTGCGTATATCCGCACGCATCTCTTTTTTGCTTTCTGCCTTTTGCCAGACAGGCTTGTGAGCAATATATTTGTCGGTTTGATTTGGGCTCAAAATCATTTCCACATATCGCACATTTTTTCATACCGTTGCTGCCTTTCTATTTGTACAATGTCAATATTTCTATGTGTACAACGCTATTTATTCCGAACAGTCCACGGCTCGAAGTCCGCTCCGGGAGGGGGAGGGGGAATACCCCCCATAACGCCGAAAAAATTAAAAATTTCTCCAATCTGCTGATTGTGGAAGATCGTTGTTGTTTATTGCCGTTGCTTCCTCGGGGAAGAGAACCGTTACAAGCTTGTCCGACTTCTGCCTGTTACACATTGAGTGGGCAAGCTGTAAATTATCCGGGTCGAAAGGGTGACCGCCTTTCGCCAACGGGATTATATGGTCGATACAAGCCGACATCGGATCGGGATACTTTATTTTCTTGTCCACAGGTAGGCCGCATATACCACAAACGGACTGTGTTTTTAATATTCTTTTTTTTGCCCGTTCAAACTCGGTGCGGGCGGTGCCCTTATGATCCGCTCTTTGTTTTGCCATATAAATCACCAACAAAAAAGGAGCCGTCTTTGCAGACAGCCCCTTTGGAGAAAGGAGAATTATGAATCAACTTTCTATGCTAACATTATACCACATGAAAATGTTACTTTGTGTTACTTTTTATGTGGTATAAGGTTACTTATGTGGTATAAGGTTACTTATGTGGTATAAGGTTACTCATGTGTTCTCTCCATTTTGCTTCGTTTCTCCTTAAGCTCTTCGCCGTTAAAATATAAACAGCTAACACGATTTAAATCTTCCTCGGTAAAAAGAATACAGTCTTCATATATGCTGCATCTTAAATCTACTAACTTAGGAACAAACGCTCCAACCATATCCATAAATTCATAGATATCATTTTTGTCAACTATATAATATATCCTTTCGTATTTACGCTTACGAATTGTCATACTTTGGGGGCTCTTTTTGTGTTTGTATTCAAACCACCCTTCAAATACTTTTTTTATAAGACTATCCATTTTTATTCTCCTTTTGCGCTAAGCTCCATCACTTCTTTGCGGAACATCTCAAGAGCTTCCCCATGCATTCTTCGCACATAGATAAAACTGTAGTGCATTTCTACAGCTATTTGTTCTAAGCTCTTATATTGAACGTACCTTGCGTAAAGCAAACGCATGTATTTCTCGTTTGGAAGTTCTTCTATTTCTCTGATTATATTCGTTTGCTTTATCCGAAACGCCAGCAGATCCGCCTCAAGCTCCTTCACCAAATCGAGGTACTTTACAAGTAACCTTTCTTGCCCGTTTCCGCCGGAGGTCTGCACCTTGTCTTTGGAATAATCTATCCCCGAAATGTGAATACATTTCGTTCTTATTTCCTCTATTTGCTGCTTCCTATGTTTTAGTTTTTCATCAAAATATCTTATCTGGCTTAAATATTCCTTAGGTGTCATTATTTTATCTCCCTGAAAACATACGGCTCGGGTTCTCTCGGCGTTCCCTGCAAGCTTCGCAGGTGCTCCACACTTTCACCGATCCACTTCGAAACAACTTCCGGAGGATTGTCCGTAAGTAAAACTCTTGACATATTTCTGTACTTCGGAGTTCTCTCCGTGTATGGTACGTTTTTTACATCGTCAAATTCGGGGATCTCTTTATTCAATATCTCCCTTAGTACCGTTTCAAAAAAACAGATCCCCCTTATTCCTCGGAGAGTTTTCTTTATCTCCAAAAAAGTCATCTCGGTTATTTCGGGGTGCTCCCTTAGCACTCGTCTTATATCCTCTACATGTACATCGGTAAATTCCGATGTTACTCTCGGGAACTTTTTCCAGTTTAGAAATTGTTTCCAATTAACTTTTTCCATTTCTCCTTTTTCCGTTCCTTCCTTAGCCGCTGCTTCAACGCTCGCCTTGCACGATAGAGCTGAGGGAGTGTCATTTTTGAAAAATGGCAAAACTGAGGTGCTATTTTCAGCCGTTTGGAGAGCCATTTATAAACAGCTCTCTTACTGCCTTTCAATTCGTCCACCATGCTATGACACTCTTTCCTCAATTCTTCGTAAATATCCATCTTATAATTTCGCAACCATTTTCCCGTGATCGTCTATAAAGGTGAACCCCGTTTCATCTTTGATCGTCTGCTCCAGATCATCAAAGGATATATATCCCTTGTCGAAACTGTCTAATAAATTCATGACCTTTGCCGCAAATACTTTCAGCCTTTTGCCTCCGAAGCCATACTCGTCTCGAAGTGCCATTAAGCTCAAACCAAACATCTTGACAAAGCTGTGTACCACCGTTCTTTTTGCTATTTCCATTTTCATTGTCTCGAACTGTTCACGGTTCAAGGTGTAGATAGTATCCTTTTTTGCTTCCTCTTTGGCTGCTCTTCTTCTTTCCGCACGATTCATTTTTCAGCCTCCCCAGTAATTGTCACTCAGGCCTAAAATGTAATCGGCAGAACAATTGTATCGCTTGCACACTTTCACCAATGCTTCAAGCACCTTCGTGTTGCGATATTTTATAAGCAAATCTGCATCTCTGTCATACTCGGGGCTTTTCCAATTTACTTGCAGCACCCCGTTTTCAGTCAATACTTTGTTCATTCTCTCTTTTATCATTTTCTCTTGCTCCTTTCTTTTTGTCTGTTAATCTTTTTGCCACTCAGCTAGCAGCCTCATAACCTTTAAGCTGTCGCACTGTATGCAATGATCATTGATTATCTCAATATCTTTTGCATTTGGTTTAAAGTATTCTTTACATAAATCGATGATATTATCAATTAATATCGCCACATTGTCGGCCTGTATTTCCATTGCGTAAACGCTTTGCAATGCCACTGTAAAATCTTTTCGGCGCTTACAATTTTCAAATTTTCGCTTAAGAATTTCAAGTACGAAAGCTCCTTCCCCTGCGGAGGGTTCAAGGAAGGTTACACTCGGCTTAAAGGATCCTTCCGGAAGTGAATCGCACATAAGGTCAACAATATGTGGTGGAGTGAATACCTCTCCATATTCTTTCACTCTCTCTTTTGATTTTACTAACTTCATTCGCTTTTTTAATATTTGCCAACATTTTATCATAGCAATCTTGGCAAAGCTTTTTCTCCTTTAATCTTGGCTGTGTCTTACATTTAGTGCAAAGCCCTTTGTACTCTGCTTCACACTTTTTTGTATGTACTTCAAGAGCTTTCTTTTTATTCTTTTTAGTAATACATATCTCACAAATAGTTTTGCCGTCCTGCGGTTTGCGCTTTCCGCATTGAGGACATACTCCTCGTAGTTTTCTCTCATTGTATCTTTTTTTTGCAAGATCTCTGCAACGTTGCGAATGATTTTTTCGATATCGTTTATTTTTTTCGTTGTCTTTCCGGTTGCATTCATAGCAAAGAGAATGGCCGACCAAAGTAAAAGCATCTTGCTTTTTGCATCGTGTGCATAAATGGTTTTCTTTTAGCAATTTATAGTAGTAGTCAATATGCCATCACCTCATTCTTCCTTACCTTTCTGCATTTTTGCGCCACAATTGGGACAGTATTTTATTCTATCAATAAATTCGTTTGCCATAATGTCAAAATCAAACCCGCAATTATCACAATATACTTCATGGAACGACTTTGCTAACCACCGTCCCATCTTCGGCTGTGGTGTAGCGGGGGCTAAATTTTCAACAAATTTTTCTATGCGAACTTTGCATAGATTAAATCCGTTATCGTGATACCATTCATCTTTACTTTCATAGTGGCGTGGATTAGTATCTTTCGTTATTGTTTCAAGATATTTTAATAATGTTTCTCTGCTTATACAATCCTTGCAAGGCTCTTGCTTCACCGAAATTAATTGCGGTCTCGCTTTTTTTATTTGCTCTTTAAGATGTTTTAATTCATCGTCCGACAGCATTTCCGTAGCCGCATAAGCCTCTTGTTCTTTTAGTTGCTTTAACTCGCCCAACCATTGTGCAAGCTGTTTATGCTCTTCGGCGCATTCTTCACAATGTTGAATCGCTTCATCAAGTGTCATTATTACCCTCCTTAAACCATTCATCATATATCACCTGCATCAGCTTTAATCCATCTCTTTTAAACCGTTCATCGAATATCATCTTCGCCAGCTTTTCTAAATTTCTTTTAGCTTGTCCATATATAGTGTCAAATTCTGAAAATTTATTTGTTACACACATTCTACTTATTTCATCCTTTATGGTACCGGCAAGTATCATCATTTCTTTTTGCTTCTGTTTGGTAATATCCATTCCTTACCCTCGCTTTCCGCTGTATACGGGCATTCTCTTTCCTTGCAACACCATTCATGCCAAATATCTTCAACATAGGCCTTATCACAAGACAAGCACGGCTCTTGCAGCAGGCCGTCTTCATCAAATTTCATATCGTTCCTCCTCTCTGCCTTTCTCGTTTAAGCTCCAGTATCTTCTTTTTTTCCTCTTCGGTATAAGAAGAGCCTTGAAAATTGTTAAAATTATCTTTCTTAAGCTCTTTCTTACTCTTTTCTTCATCTTGCTTAGCCCACCTTACCAGTGTGGCAAGGTGATCCGAGTATTCCTTGCCCGTGGCTCTCATGTACTCGGAAAGATTGTCTATTTTCCTTTGCCAACTTGCCGGATAATGGCTTTTCAGATAATCCAAATCACCATCGGTCAAGAAAACATTGGAGAATGTCCCGCATGTGTTTACGGAGAGAGAGCTTAATTCTTTCTCTCTCTCTTTCTTTTTATTTTCTATTTCTCTTTCTCTTTCTATTTCTATTTGTTTTTTAATGTCAACATTTCCCTTATTAATGTCAACATTAACTCCATTATTGTCAACATTAATAAAATTGCGTAAAATTCCCTTATTGACCCCGAGAGACTGCATTTCCTCTATGCTCAGTAACCAAAGGTCTTTATCCACGACTATGTTTTTTCGGCGTAAGCTGGCCATATAGAATGTTCGCTGTACACGTCGGCTCGTGATAAAACCCTGATTAAAATGTGACCGGTCAAACAACCCTACGTCCACCATCATTAGTATCACCTTACCGACAGTCCTCGCAGATGGACTGCCTTTTCCATGCAATAGCTGTGCTATCTTGTAATCAACGACTTCGTTGTACTCCAAATAGTACCCCTTGTCTCTATATATTGACTCTAAGATTGCAATATACACAGCGTAGCAGGTAGGCCCGTATTCAATTTTAAGTTTTATAAATTTGGGATCGTTCAGAAGCTCTACGCTTAACGGGTAATAGTCAACACCTGTTTTGTAAGGTGCTGCCATTACGTTCCCTCCTTACTCGATGCGGAAATTACAGAACGTTTCCATTGTTGTCTCAAGATTTTTTTGTATTTCTCTTTCCGTTCTGTCCTTAAGCTCTTCACGCATTCTTTTCTCTTTCTCCTCAGCTATGAATGTCCTTAAATCGAAGCCCACCAAAAAGCCGAATGCAACAAGCATTGTAATCATTAAGAGCGAAATCATTAAATCTTCCATTCGTTAAACCTCCTATAATATGTTTAAAACGGCAAATCATCATCATCATCAACGGGTTGCGGTGTGAATGATGTTTTACTGTTCTTACTTCCTTTGTTCCCTTTGGTTCCCTTTGCCTGTTTCGCTTCGTTGGTAGCCGGAGCTTCGTCCTTCTTCTTACTTTCGCAGAACTCGAAGCTGTTTACATAGAAAACAATGTCATAATGTTTTCTACCTTCCTTATCTGTCCAGTTGTTATTCCTTGCCTCACATTCAAGTAAGAGCTTAGTCCCTTTGGCTACTTGACATTTCCCGAATGTTTCGGCAATGCTGTCGAATGTAACGCAGGAAAAAAAGTCGGCATCGGGTTGTCCTTCCTGCTTGAACCGTCTGCCGACGGCTATCCAAAATTTACAAACGGCTTTACCCGAAGCCGTTTGTAAATATTCGGGGTCGGTCGCAATTCTCCCCATGAAAGTAATACTGTTCACACAATGTCCTCCTTAAATATATGGTAAATCCATTTTCTGCCGTTGTATTCGGCAGTG